CCAGTATAATCTTGAGCCGTCCTCACTCCAATAAGAACCGTCTTCGGTCTTGTGTGTGTAAAAGTCCTCTTGCATTTCCTCCTCGGATAACTCCTCTAGCTCTCCGTAATCCTGCTCGAACTCCCAACCACACTCGTTGAGCCTAACCCAACTCATCTTGTCGCCTCCACCGTTTTGTGTAAGCTCCGTAATATATTCGATTGCGTCACTTTCACTTTCAGCAGACACCCAAGCCTCGCTTTCTTGTGTGTATTTTACTTTGTACAGTTTCATTATTTAACCTCCGTTACTTGTACTGGTCTAATTTGAATGTATTCAACACAATCATTACAATGGTATTCTTGGTCACTTGGCTCATTGAATATCAGTACGTTTTGGTGGTCCTCATTGATATATTGTTCAACTATTCCTAGTCTATATATCCAAGTGCCATTACATTTACTGCATACCCACTTTGTTGTTTCCATTTATGTATCTCCTTTGTTTCTCTTATTACTTAGACTGTGCAGCCTCCGAAAAGGTTACACAAATTTCCCTCTTTGTTCTCCTACGTGATAGCTCGTAATAAAATCAAACCTTTCATTGGTGTGATTTAATCCGTACTTATCCATTATCCATTCAATACTTTCCCCCTGTGCTAAATCCTGCTCAAGGTCGTATCTTTCATCCCTTGTTAGTCCCGATATGTCGTAACTAACTTGTTTTTGTATCTCTAATCTGTCTTCCATTTATATATTTCCTTTGTTTAGTTCTTTAATTATTTCTAATGCTTCTTTTTTAGTTGGGTTTATGTTATACATACCGAACTCAACAATTTCTTGTAGTCTTTTTAGCTTTTCGTCCATTGTTCCTCCTTTATTACTTAGACTGCATAACCCCCGAAGGGGTTACACAGTATTTTTATTTATTAACTGGTTACTATTTCCCCAACGTTGCAAGCCTTGATAAATCTTTCATAATCGAAATTATCATTGAACTTGGAGAACGTACTGCCCAAGTCATAAGCCAAGTGCTTTAGAGTATGTAAAGCGATAAACTTTTCATCGTCATTCAGTTCTTGGCTAAAGGTTACAACTGCAGCCCTTTTGTTGATATCGTCAGCGATTGCCTCGAAATGTTTTTTAGTCATTGTTTCTCCTTTGTTTTGTTTATATTACTTAGACTTAATTAGTTCTTATTTGGTTACAGGTTTTTTTATATTCCTGTTTCTACTGCTTTTATTCCACAAGGATTGCAGAACATTCCCCACTTCATAAGGTAAAAAGAATTTGCCGGAGCGTATCCCTTTTCGTTATTGATTTTCTCGCCGTAGTTCTCAGAGTTGAGACTTTCAGCACACACGGCACAATTAGCCCCGTATCGTTCAAGGTTCTTATAATTTACCTCAGGTTTGAAAGTAGCCATTTTTTATATCTCCTTTATTGCTTGTATTACTTAGACTAAATATGGAGTGAAAAGGTTACATGTTTTTTAGAAATATTTAGACACCCCTAGACCCTCTCAGAAAGAAACAAAACAGGTACAGGGTATCTCATAAGGGCTACATATACAGGCATAATAGATATATGCACAGGCAACACAGACAAACAAAATCTAAATGTAAAGTATAGATATAGATTAAGTTTTGGGGGGGTTAAATACGACCCCCATGTATATATAGTGTGTGTCCTCTAAGAAATATCTGTTAATAAATACCTGTTAGATACACTAGATATAGTGGGTACAGTATGTATAAGTACAATGTATTGTATAGTACCTATTTACTGGCTGTTGAAGCGTAGCGAGCCTATTTGCTCTAAAAGCTAAAAAGTGTCTAATTTTTATCGTTTGCAGGTCCTTGAGTATTAGGTTTGTGTTTCTGCTTTATACTTTGTAAGTATCCCTAACTTTCTGCCCCTCGATGGCAACTTTACTTGTAACAAACTACTAAATAAAAATATTTGTATGAGGATACTATAGCAGGTTGATTCGTTATGTGTAGTATTAATAATGAGGGTTGCGTTATAGCTAGGAGTTTCCTCCTTTCGCCTAGTGCCTTTCTGCGTAGCCCTCAGGTTTCTACTTGCATAAAAAAATAATATAGTATACTAATTCTTATACATCCCTTTGTTTAGTATGTATCTCGATTATGGTAGGACGTCTTAGACCAAGGATGTTGGAACTCGCAAGAGCAACGGCATCCTCCTACCAAAACAAAACCCTTACATCAGCCCTGTCGGGGTTTTGTGTTATAATAAAAAAAATAACATAGGAGATTTAATGTACGGTAAAACTTATAGCAAGCCTAAGAAGAAAAAAGGCAAGAAGAAAAAGAAGAGAATGTAATGCCACACGGTGGTCCAACTCCGGAGAGAGTCAAGAAGACTATGAAACGCCTGGGTCTAAAAGGTGTTAATAAACCTAAAAGACAAAAGTCAGGCAATAAGTCGCATGTTGTTATGGCTCACTACGGTAATGAGTATAAAGTAATTAGATTCGGACAAGCCGGTGTGACTACTGCAGGTAAAAAACAAGATGCTAGGTCGAAAGCTAGAAGAAAATCTTTTAAAGCAAGACATGCAAAAAATATTGCAAAAGGTCCTAGTTCTGCAGCATACTGGGCAAATAAGGTAAAGTGGTAATATGCCAAAAGGTAAAAAAGGTTACTCAGCCAAACAAAAAAAAATAGCTAAGATAGCACCACCTTATGATAAATTAACTGGTGCAGATTTTAAAAAGCTACGTAAAAAGAAAAAATTATGAAAGTCAAAGGTGTAGATGTTTCTAAGTTGACCAAGAGTCAACAGAATGCTATGAAAAAACATTCTAAACATCATACAAAAAAACACATGCAATACATGTACAACTCTATGAGAAGAGGTAACTCTTTTAGTAAAGCACATGTCAACGCACAAAAGAAAGTAGGAAAGTAATGAGTCATCCAATACCAGGATACGATTATTATTGCGAATATTGTTTTCTTTTGTTTGATGAAGGTATTCATAAGTGCAAGGAGGAAATATAATGGCACCAAAGAAAAAACCTAAAAGAAAACCAATAAACGCAAAAACAAAAGCAACTTTGCAAAAGAAAGCTGCTAACTCTAAATATACTTATGGTCAGCTAGCACAAGTTTATAGACGTGGACAAGGAGCATATTTGTCTTCAGGTTCTAAATCTGCATCTATGCAAGCCTGGGCTATGGGTAGAGTAAATAGTTTTATTAGAGGTGGACATTCACAAGATAACGACATAAAGAAAAAGAAAAAAAAGTAAATGGCTACTCGTAGAAAAGTACCTTATGAAAAAGGTGTACCTGCAAAGTATCTTAAGAATAAAAAAAATTCTAAGGCTAAAGTTGCTGCTGAAATAAAAAGAACAGCTAAGGCTTACAAAGAAGGTCGATACATAGATTTGAAAGCTGTACAAAAATCAAGAGCAACAAAAAGAAAGAAGAAACGGTAATGGCACAAGTTAGTTGGATGTGGGGTGGCAAAAGACACTATGGTACTCTTATTAGAGAAACTAAGACACACAAGTTTGCTAGAACCAAAAATGGTAAAATAAAAAAAATAAAGAAGTAGTTTGATAATAAATTGTCCTCGCTGTGGTGGAGACCTTCTGCCACAAAATGACATGAAGTGTACAAACAAAGAATGTAAGAATTATGGAAAAAAATAAACTCTGTTACGCAGCAGGATGTCACAGACCTTTACCAAAAGGTCGTTCTAAATTTTGTAGTGATAGATGTTCTAACCGAATAGCACAACAAAAGAAACGTGCAAAGAAAGCAGGAGTTACCTGGACACAAGAAGACGATACATTAGAAATACCTAGCCACAAAAAAAATGTATCTGCTAGACGTGGACAAGTTTATGATGACATAAAAGAATCAGGACTTGCATTAGAGATATACGAAAAAACAAACACAATATCAGGTGTAGCAAAAATATTAGGCACGACTGATGCGGCAGTTTCTATGGCATACCAGGCATATTTAGAAGATATAACAATAGAAAAAGAACAAAAAGATTGGCAAGTACCGCAAGTTGCAGAAAAAACATTACAAGATTTTGACAAGTTTAGAGAAAGATATTTTAGAACAGAACAAGGTATACCTTACGAAACACCTGAGTTTCATGCTAAGTGGATAGAACAAATTATGAACACTATTGAGAATGGTGGTCAAAGAATGATATTGTCTCCTCCACGTCACGGCAAAACAGATTTGCTTATACATTTTGTTATATGGCTTATTTGTAAAAATCCAAACATAAGAATTTTATGGGTAGGTGGTAACGAAGACATTGCAAAGAATGCACTATCTGCTGTTTTGGACGTATTAGATACTAATGAAGAATTACAACAAGACTTTTGTCCACCTGGTACAAACTTTAAACCTGATAACAGGTCAGGTAAAAACTGGTCACAAAATCAATTTACTGTAGGTACTAGAACTGTTGCAGGTATTAAGTCACCTACTATGGTTGCTGTAGGTAAAGGTGGAAAG